TTATATTGCGTCTAGTTCTTTTGAAATACGAAGGTCATTTTCTTTTTGGCGCTCAGGGAAAAGGTGTCCATATATTCCTTGCGTAATCGTGATATTAGCGTGGCCAACTCGCTGAGAGATGTAATAGATGTCTAATCCCAAATCAATCAACCAAGACACGTGTGTGTGTCTTATAGAGTGTAATGTTTTATGTCCTGCACGTTGTTCAATAAGAAAATCTTTAAATAATCTTGATACAGCGTTATGTGAGATTAAATTATATCCGGTATCAAAAAGATGGCCAGATATATTTATAGGTTTATCCTTCGCATATCCAAGTACATAGTCGATATCCTTTTGTGATAATTGAATTACACGATCCGCACTCTTAGTTTTAGTCCCTCTAATATGCAATGTATTTTCGTTTTTATTAAAATCTGTCAGTTTGACATGCTGTACCTCTTTGAAGCGGGCACCTGTTACGACTAAAAGATAAATCATTAAATAAGATAATTCTTTTCTACGCATTGAGAATTTTTTAAGCTCTTTAAATTGTTCTAATGTCAGAAACTTATCTTTTGCTAGCTTAGCGCTTTTTTTACCTTTTACTGAAGCTCTATACGTTGGATCCTTAAATATTATTCCTTCATGTAATGCTTCGCGGATTGCCTCTCTTAAACATCCATTTAATTTTTCGACAGATGAGGTTGCTCTTCCTTCCTCACGACCATCTAAGAATTTACCTTCAGCGTACTCATTTAGTAGTTCCTGGTACATCATTTTGCTAACTTTACTGATGTGAATCCTACCAAATTTTTCTTCGAATACTTTTATGGAGCTTTTATATCTTTGTAAATGCTTTTCTGAAACTTTACCTTCTTTATTCAATTCGACATATTTATTATAGTAATCTACGAATGGTGTCTTTTCATCAATCACAAATCCCTTAGAGAGATTAGATTTAACTTCTAACGCTTTTTGTTGTGCTTCTCTTTTTGTCTTAAATCCTCGTTTTCGATATCTTTTTCCTTCATACCTAAAATCATATTGCCATACATTATTATGCTTCGTAATATTCATGTTCTTTCGCTCCTTAAATTATGATAAAATAAGGCATAGAAAAGAGACCTAAATGTAGGCTTTTTCTGTGCTTACACGTTCTGAACTTTGGCGAGGGAGGAACGTGTATTTTTAATAATTTTTAATAAATAAATCTAACAAATAGTTACCTTGCTCTGTTTTTATTTTATCTTCTTCTTCACACCAGTACTTATAGTCACCTTTGCTGATATAGGCTATAGCTTGATAAGGATTTTTCATAATTTCCGTTACTTCTTGAATATGCTTTTTAGGGATGTACCCCACTTTAGTGTTAGTGATGAAATCGTTATGAAAAATAACTCTAATGGCTTTATTATCATATTCATTCTCTGGCTCAAATTCTAAATAGACATTTCCCAGCCTTTCACCCTCATATTTATATAATAGTCCATCAACTATACATATAGACTCTACATCATCACCTCTAAAATCATCGTATGTAATTAGTTCTTCAGACATACTACCAATTACTTTTCTAAGCTTTTTTTGGTGATGGGCATGAGTTAATCCAGCAACAAAAGTTTTAAAATATTTTGATTCTTCCTGTTGATTTTCTTCGATATGAATTTCGTTTCTAGAGATATCATTTGGAGAAAGTTCTTTAGCTTTGTCTACATACTTATTAATAATTTCATTAGCCTGATCGCGTTCCGATTCGATTGTAAAATCTAGAATATTCTTATCATTTTCTATAGATAATATAATTTTTTTTGATAAAAACTTGGAAGTTAATTCAATGTTTTCTATTTGAAAGTAAGGAATTTCTATAATTTCATTTCTTTTAGGGAATGTTAGTATGATTCCAGTATCAATTAAAAATATACCAGCATTACCTAATGATTTTTTGTTTAGATAATAAAATATTTCGTTGCTATAAAGCGTTTTATCAGATGAGTACTTACTTTCAAATAATTGAATGTGTTTCTTATTAACTTTAGCCATCATGCCACCTCATATAATAAATTAAGTTAAATAATTAATATTTAGTTTAAATCTATAATCTTGATTTCACATTAGTAATTTCTATTCATACCAACAACTCTGCCAACAAATACTATTTCGTCGTTTTTATTATAAAATTGTGGTTGATGCTTTTGATTATTAGACTCGGGAAGTAATATAATTGTATCTCTGTTATATCTAACACGTTTAACTGTAGCGTTATAGCCGTTAATCTGTACTACGCCTATTTGTCCGTTCTCTATACATGAATTATATTCAACAATCACAATGTCGCCATCTTTAAATTCTTTATCCATACTATCGCCAGATACAATTAAACCAAAATATTCTTTACCATTTTTAACTAGTGTTTTTGATATAAATGTTTGATCTACAATATTTTGCTCTGCGTAAATAGGTAGACCAGCTGAAACCTTAGAAAGGACCGGTATAGAGATTACAGGTAATATATTAGAAATATCAACATCATTACTATCTTCTACAAGGTCAGATTTACTTATAGAAAAATAATTAGCCATTAATTCTATTTTATCAATTCTGGGATACGTCTTTGCATTAATCCAGTCAGATAAGGTTGTATAACTTACACCAAGATCTTTAGACATTTTATTCCTGTCAATTTTATTTAATTTCATAAACTTTTTGATGTTCTTCGCCATGATTTCTTTGTTCCCTAACATTTCATAACCTCCTTTACGTATATATTACGGTTTTTACGTATAAAAAACAAGGGATTTTGTATATATTACGGTTTAATTGTTGACATTACGGTTTAAACGTAATATTATATATAATATAAGAAGAAGGAGGTATATAAATGCATCCAACAGAAAGCAAATCATATACATTAAAAATGTTAAGAGCTAAATTTAACTTAACTCAAAAACAAGCTGGTGAAAAAGTAGGAGTTACAGAGAATATATGGTTCAATTGGGAAAATGCAAGAAGTTTCCCTAGTGTACTCCATTTAAAAAAAATAGAAGAAGCTTTTGGTGTGTCATATAATGACATTATTTTTTTAAATAAAAATAACGGTTAAACCGTAATGGAGGAGTGATAACATGCAATCTTTAAACGTGACTATAAACATTCCATCGGATTTAGTTGTAGTACCGAAAAAAGAGTATGAAGAGTTATTGATTGCGGTAGATAAATCTCCTAAATGGTGGACGATGGAGGATTTAGAAGAAAAGCTTCAAAGAGAACGCAAATGGATTATAAAACACCTTATTAAGGATAATGTCATAGGACAGCATATAGCAACTATGACATTATTCCCACCACCAGGGGGACACTATAGATTTGATGCAAAGCGATTAAATAAGTTTATCGATGAAAACTTTGACTTGATTAAGGAGAGATTAGAATGAAATATTTAGCAGCATTAGTACTACAGACGCTACTTACGTTAGTAGCTTTAGCAATTAGCTTAACATCGTGTGTATTTCTAAATTTATCAGTAGATCCAATAGCGTTAGCATTAACTTTGTTATTTTTCATGATGTTAGTCGTCTACGGTGGAACAGATGCAGGAAAGATTTTGGATAATAAATAAAAAAACCGCAACTATCAGCGATAGAAGCGGTTTAAGAAAAACGGTTATGAAAATGAACAATTCAATTATAACACATGGAGGTTATAAAAATGAACGAAATTGATGTAATAAATAAACATGATCAATTAGTACCTATCCAAGAAAATGATAATGGTGAAGTTGTAGTGAATGCTAGAACTTTACACAAAGAATTGAAAGTAAAAACTCGATTCAGTTTATGGGTTGAGCAGAACTTCAAACATTTTAAAAATGGTCGCGATTTTACAAGTGTAGTTTCAACTACGGTTGTTAATAACGGAGCTATTCGTAAATTAGATGATTATGCTCTTACATTAGAAATGGCAAAACATATTTCTATGATGTCAGGTACAGAGAAAGGATTTGAAGTAAGAGAATATTTTATTCGAGTAGAAACGGCCTGGAACAGTCCTGAAATGATTATGAGACGAGCATTACAGATCGCTAATAAGAAGATTGTAGCACTTGAAGAGCAAATGAAGATTGATAAACCAAAAACAATTTTTGCAGATGCAGTTGCAGCAAGTAAGACATCTATTTTGGTGGGTGAGTTGGCAAAATTGCTAAAACAAAATGGAGTAGAAATTGGTCAGAAAAGATTATTCGAGTATTTAAGAAAGAATGGTTTTCTGATCAGACGTAAAGGAACCGATTATAACATGCCTACACAATACTCTATGGAGAGAGGTTTATTCGAGATTAAAGAAACTTCGATCACACATTCAGATGGACATGTATCGATTAACAAGACTCCAAAAGTTACAGGTAAAGGACAACAGTACTTTATTAATAGGTTCTTGAATAATGAGGTGAGAATTAATGTCTACTAGATATGGTGATATTGATTTACTCGAAGAAGCGGGGTTTGAAGAAACAACAAGTTACAACCTTGAATGGTTCAAAAGCCTTTCTAATTTTAAGGTATTCGTATTTTTAAAAGAATCATACTGGCACTTGAAAATTGTTAAATATGGTGTTGATGGTGTAGGAAAGACGAAAATGACGATTCACAAGAAATTTAATGATCTACAAAGCTTATTGAATTATTTCAAAACTATAGAAAGTTGTTTTGACGTTTAAACAAGTATACACAGCACGATTATTAGGAGGATTTGTATGGAACAACCATCTTATTACGCAATATTAAGCGCTAATGTCAGATATGACAAAAACATATCTGACAAAGCGAAATTATTATTTGCAGACATTACAGCATTATCGAATAAATATGGTTATTGCACAGCTAGTAATAACTACTTCGCAGAACTATTTGACGTAAAGAAAGAAACGATATCACGAAATATATCAAGCTTAGAGAAAGCTGGACACGTTAAGGTTGAGTTAGTTTACAAAGGTAAAGAGGTCATCCAAAGACGTATCTATCCTATCACCCAAACATCAATACCTATTGATAAAAACATCAATACCCCTATTGATAAAAAAGAAGATACCCTATTGACGAAAACATCAATACCTATTGACAAAAATATGCTTACCCCTATTGACGAAAATGTCAAAGAGAATATTACAAGTATTAATACTACAAGAAATAATATTACAAGTAGTAATAGTAGTGCGACGACTGCTGACGAGTTATCAAAAATGAATCCATTTGAATATTACGAAGAAGCACAATTTGGATTACTGACATCTGTAATTCACAACGATATGAATTATTACATTGATAAATTTGGAGATGAAGGTCAAGAGATTGTAAAACTTGGATTAGAGATTGCAGCATACCGAGGACCTGAAAAAACAAATTGGAGTTACGTAAAAGGAATTCTTAACAACTGGTTAAGAACAACACATAGAACTGTAGAAGAAATAAAAGCTTATGAAAAACAAGAAGCGACATTAAGAGCGAACAAAGCTCAAAATTACAGAAATAGTTCAAGTAAAGAAATGACACCTGAATGGATTAATAAACAATCTGTTGAAGTACCAGCACATAACAACACAAATGAACTGAGTGAGGATGAACTAGAAAAGGAACGTGAGAAGTTAAGAAAAGAACTCGAAGAAAGTGCAAGAGAGTTTGAAGATAAAGGGGGTGTCAGACATCATGCATAAAGAAGTGACATTTACTAAAGAGCAATTGCTAGACATCTTAGACGGTAAGGTAATCGTAAAAAGAGATATAGATGGCATAATGCACCGCTTCATGATTGATAAATCTACCAGAGCCACAAAGTATTTCAAAGTGTATTACGACTTGCTGAGTAAGAAGAACAGTACAGTAATTACAAACTTAAGTCAGATTGTCCAAGCGATTTCAGTTGAAGAAGCTGTAGAAGAAATAAAGAAGAAGTACGATGACCAGACATTAAATATAGCCGTTAATAAAATCAGTGAAAGGAGGATGTGACATGAATAGATTACAAGCATTAAAAATAGCCCTCTTAATCGTCATGTTGGCGGAGGAGATTAAGAATACTAAGAAAACAAAATATGTTGCTGGATTAGCTCAAGATATTAGATATTTTTAAATTAAAATTGCTTGTTTGATAGGAGGAAGACATGGAAACTATTTTGCTTATTATCCCATATGTCATCGCATTATTATCACTTATATTATCTATTTGTAGTCTTTTGGATTCATTTTATCGATAAACGATTAAATGAAATCTAACTGCCTAACAAAATTATATAGGAAGCATTTATACAATATAACAGAACATCAATTCTAAAGGAGAGTATACAATGAATAAAATAATTGAAGTTGCACTAAAAAACCAAAAAGAAGCATATAACAGAAATATTGAAAAGGTCTTCGATATCGTAGAAATAAAGATTATCAGTTCGTCAGAAAAAGGTATGAAATCTACACTGTTTACGTTTGAAGACCTTCCAACAATTGCTGACTATGACCTTAGATACATGTTAATGCATAACTCAGAAAGATTCATCGATGATTTAGCTGATCACTTAGAGATTGATAAATCGTTAATCAAGAGAGTGCACTCGCCTAAGTCTCCTAACGATAATCTTATTACTGGTATTTATATTAACTGGGGTGAGGCAAATGATAAATAGAGCTGTTCTAGTAGGAAGATTAACAAAGGATCCAGAATATAGGGTTACACAGTCAGGAGTTGCAGTTGCAAGTTTTACTCTAGCTGTAAACAGAACATTTACAAATGCCAATGGTGAAAGACAAGCAGACTTTATAAACTGCATCGTCTTTCGCAAGCAAGCAGAAAACGTAAATACTTATCTACACAAAGGAAGCTTAGCTGGAGTAGATGGGAGATTACAATCACGTAGCTATGACAATCAAGAAGGTAGACGAGTATATGTTACTGAAGTTGTATGTGAATCTGTTCAATTCTTAGAACCAAAGAACTCACGAAGCGGTACAGATCACTATAATGAATATCCGCAATCTCAGCAAACAAATGATTATGCATCACGTGACAAGAAAGCACAGGAAACAATGCCAGATAATAATCCATTTGCTAATGCCGATGGGCCAATAGATATTAGTGATGATGATTTACCATTCTAGATTAAATAGTGAGGTGTAAAGAATGAATAAAGTAATTAGCAAAGTATCTACTAATCAAAAGGCTCTAGAATTAGGAGTAAATAACATTGCAGTTATTGAATTATGGAAGAACGAAAAAGGCGGGACTACTGGACCATTCAACATATATAAGGCACGTGATGAAAAAGGTAAATTAATAGCGGTTGAAGGATTTTTCTTAAATGATAATTTTAACATTGAACATAAGACAGTTAGGTATCGCAGACAAGCGACTTTATTCGATTTTATGTAAAGGAGAATGTGTTATGAGAAAAGGAACTGTATTAGTTGCAAGAGCATTTAAGCCGACAGAAATAGAAGCTGAAGAAAGAAAACCGGTAAGAATGAAAAAAGCTGAAATCAACGGAGAATTAAAAGGATATGCAGCACAACAATTTGAAATGCATTACGGATCATGGAGAAACAAACATGATAACAGAAATAAAAGTAAATAATAATTCAGAAGAAAAGAAAGATGTATTAGAGAGAATTAAGGAACTCTTGAATAGAAACTGATGATAAGAAGCGGTCATCCGCTTCTTATCATCATATCCTAATTACTAGAGGTGTAATGGATGTCAGGTTATTACAATAGACAGGGTTTTCGTGGTCGTTGGTTGGAGGATAGAATAGTTCAAACAAACAAGCTGTATGAACATAGAGGTATAGCAATCATTACTAAAATACCAACACCTACAAGCGTAAAAAGAAAAGGAGATAATTTGATAGGTGCTAAATATACAGAGAAATCTATAGTTGATTTCCTGGGTGCTTATCATAATGGCAGGACAATTGCTTTTGATACAAAAGAATGTCAACAATCTAACTTTCCTTTTAAAAATGTAAAGCAGCATCAGGAAGATTATTTGAACAGTTTGAAGCGGTTGAATGCAATCGCATTTCTGCTTATATATTTTAAAAATCATGACGAACTCTATCTTGTTCATATTGATGAATATAACGATCTGAAAACAACAATAGGACGAAAGAGCATACCATATACGTGGTTCAAGGAGAATAAAATACCTGTGAAAAGGCAGAATGGTTATTACTTTGATTATCTTAATGCAGGAGATATGAATATGTAGGAGTGATTGTATGTTTATAAAAGGAAAATATATAAAATGCAAATCTACAGGTAATTTATATTTGATTACAGGGTGCAGTAAATCACACGTTTATTTTAAAGGCTGGGGTATTTCAGGTGGAATACCTAAAACTTCGTTTAGTGAAGATTTTGAAACAATTTAGGAGGAGAAAGTATGATACCGAAGTTTAGAATGATAGACCCTGAAACTAATCAACTAAAAGAAGTATTTTTTATAGATTTACTTAGAGGAAATGTGTGGTTTGATGCAGACGAAGAAGCTGTTGGCTATAAGTTAGAGGATGTTCACCTCATGCAATCAACAGGCTTACATGACGAAAATAAAGAAGAAGTATTCCAAGATGACATTGTATGGCATGACCAGAACGAAGAGTACGGAGTTGTTGAAATTGACGAAGCAAAGTTTGTAATCAGATGGCAAAATGGTTACAGCGAAGATTTATTTGAACGTATCGATTTATTAGAAGTGGTCGGCAACATTCACGAGCATCCAGAGTTGTTGATCCAACCTAACGAATAACCTAACCTTACGAAAGGAGAGAATGATTGTGAGAGAAATCAAAGAAGTAACTAACATGATAGTTAAATGCTTGTCAGGTGTAATCTTAGTTGAAGTAGCAACAGGTAAAGAATATGACTTATTTGATTTATTCGAAAAGGAGAATGACGAATGATTAAAGTAGGGGATAAGTTACTTATTAAAGGCGAAGTATATATTATTCAAAACGAAAGTTACAACGACAACAAAGTCGAAGCGAAGTGTATGAGTGAACTAAAATTTGTTGAAATGGAATTTGACACTGCGTTAGGTTATGCATTTGCGTATGAAAAACAACGTGCTGATGAACTTGAAAAGCGATGGAGTAAGTTGAAGGAAACGCTATTACTGTATAAAAACGTTCCCCAAAGAACACAATCATTTGATACAGTATTTGAACTTATGAAAGAAATGGAATTTAAAAAGGAGAATGAGGGATGAAACCGAAATTCAGGATAGTTTGTAATGCACCAAGCGAGTTACAAAGAATCGTAGACAGATTATCAAATGATTATGTAATCGTAGAAATTAATGTAGAACCTGTTGTCCTAGAAAGCGATATTAGTAGAGATATAGTTTTATCCGGATATGTAAGTTATACAGAAAAGGAGAATGACGAATGAAAACTATTAAACGTGAAAGACAGGTAAGGTTAGATGAGTTGATTAAACATTGCATAGATAATGATACATTTGGTTCTAAAGGAGTTTTCACTTCAACTACAGGAAAAGTTAACGTAACAGTCTATAAAGATGACATAGTAATAGAAGATGCTTATACGGATTTTAATATTACAAAAACGTTCTTCACCATAACAGAGGAAGTTGATATTACGGAATCGACAATATTAGAAGAGATGGTAATTGTGAGAACAATTGAATATAAAAATGGCGATGTTCAAAAGATTATTACTTTAGCAACACATAAATCTATTAATGATGTAAAAGGCGAAGAAGATTGGAACAAAAAATCTATTTTGCATGAAGTTTGGACTGTAAAAGGTAATGGAATGGGCGAGTTGATATGGACTAAGGAGCGTGGACTGATTGATTAAAATAGGGGATAAAGTCAAATTCAAGAAATACGACGAAACTATCTACACAGTAGTAAATGTCGAAGAGGAACACGTAAGAGTAATCAATAGTACAGGAACGCAGCTTATGCAAGTACGCAAAGATTTTATTGATGTTGTCGAACAATATATCGATTACAAACAACGTACTGATGAACTTGAAAAGCGATGGAGTAAGTTGGTAGATGTTCTGAACAAAAAGTATGAGTATTACAAAGTTAGAGCAGATGATGAAAGTGCAGGACCTATTGAACAAGGTAAATGGAAAATTGCCAAACTTGAATTGATGATGGTGCTTATGACTATGGCCGAATTACAGGAGGACGACAATGACTGATATTTATGGAAGAGAAAAACAAAGAGCAGGTTATTGCGCTAAAAATATTGAAATATTGAAAAAAGAAATTCTTAAGCTCAACAATGAGATTGTAAATCGTGGTATTGAAAGTGAAATAGCTATTTCAGGTAAGGTTATTGAAATATTAGAAAATACTGTGATTGATGATTGGAGAATAAATAATAATGTATGAGGATTTATGGAAACAACTTAAACAAGCAGCTGATGAATTAGGTCTTAGTAGCTTAGTTTTAAGGATGGAGGAAATGGAGAATGGAGCTAGAACAAGTTCGCACAAACTATAATGTGATAGATCCTCAAAGGCAGATAGTTGCTACTTTAGTAGATAAACAAACTGCACAGGAATTTCTTGATACATTACAGGTGCCGTACAAAGAATTTTATCGTATTGAAAAACAAAAGGTTTATAAAAAACGAGAGGAATGATTGACGTGTTTAATGATTAATATACTCAAACTTATCATTACCAGGTATGAAGGATATATGAACGATTACATAAGGAAATTTGAAAAAGAAGTAATCATGTTATGGATGTATATAAGAAAGTAATATGACATTAATGAAGAAGGACTAATAGAAGCGGTCATAAAAGAAGAGCCGCTTCGGCTCTATGTTAAATATATATGGTAATAATATTATAGCATGGAGGTAACACATATTGTATACACCACAAGAAGTTAGACAAATATTAAAGGATTATCCATGGATGTTAACTACTATAGAATCTGAACTTATGGCCCAAGAAGAAAAGAGTATAGGTGTTGCACAGTATGGTATAGAAGCAATCATGCCAAAAGGTAATGGTAAGAAATTAGATCAAGTTTGTGAAAGAGTACTTAACAGTCATTCTGATAGCTTTATTAAAAAGTTAGCTAGAAAGGTAAAATTTATAGATGATAACGAGAATGTTATTGAAAATGATAAAGATTTTTATATACTACAATTGCTTAAGAGGGGTAGGACACATAAAGAAATAGGTATGTTAGTTCGACTTCATCAGTCACAGGTAAGCAAACGAATTGATGGTATTGTAGAAAAATTATCAAATATATCAAAAAAAGAATTAAATGCATGAATAAATTACAATAACTATAATGAATACTGTTGGATTTATTAATATATATAATATTATAATTAATATGCATTTAGTTAAGAGTTACCTCACAAAGTTTTTATATTAATGAGAAGGACATAAGCGGAAAGCTTGTGTCTTTTTTTATTGGAGTGATCAGAGTGGCCTTATACAATCAGTGTGCTAAGACCATGTGCAGAGAGTTGGTAGAGAAACCTCATAAGTACTGCGAGAAGCATAGGAAAGACACTACAGAGCGTGAATATAATAAAAATAGATACAAATATTCAAAAGAATATTTAGCGTTCTACAATAGCGCTATATGGCGAAAAAAGCGTAATAAAATTAAACGTAGAGACAACTATCAATGCCAGCGATGCAAGTGTAATGGAATAATTACAGTCGGAACTGTAGTGGACCATATAATTCCTACAAAAGTGAATTGGGACAAAAGGCTTGATGATGACAATTTACAGTTATTATGTCAAAGCTGTCACAACGTAAAAACAAGGGAAGACGAAAAGAAGTACAAAATATAGCCCCCGGGTCTAAACAACCCTTCTATTTCGCTTCTCGAAAACAACCGAGCCCCCTCTTCTTTTCTAAATTCCCTTTTTGAAAAGTATGAAGGGACTCCCGAAATTGAATTTTTTTTAAAGGTGGTGATATTTTGGGGGCTGGACGTAAACAGAAGCCTCTTTCAAATACGAGTAAACACTATACGGCAGTAGAGATTGAGGCGAAAAAAGAAAAAGAAAAAAAGTTGAATGATTTTGTACCAATTAACAAAACACCCCCAAAATATCTGCCAGAAAACGCTAAAAAAGAGTATAAAAGAGTCATAAAATTGTTTGGTTCACTACCAGTTAGTCAATTAGATCAACAGATTTTGATTCAATATTGTGACTTAGTTTCTGAATATCATGACATATCAGAAGAAATACAAAAAATTAAAGATGAATTAAGTGGTGGTTTCTATATTGATCTTGACAAAGTCTTGACTACAAAAAGAAGACAGAAGATAGATATATTCAAAGAAATAAAATCACATGCTTCGCTTTTAGGAATGAGTATTGAAAGTAGGATGAGGTTAGTTCCTGAAGAGTCAAACGAAGAAGATCCATTCGCTGATTTGTTTGGGGGTGATACGAGTTGATAGATTATGCGACTCTATATGCAGAGAAAGTAGTGAGTGGAGAGATACTAGCAAGCGATAAAAATATCAAAGCATGTAAGCGACATTTGAAAGATATTGCTAATCCTCCTAATGGATATGAATGGCGGCCAGATTTAGCTGAACATACGTATAAGTATCTTAATTCATTGCCAGATATTAAAACAGGTAAACCTATGCCGATGATGTTATTCCAGTATTTTATTGTAGGTAGTTTGTATGGATGGATTTCATCAATCACAGGATATAGACGATTTACAAAGGCATACGTCAGTACTGCACGTAAGCAAGGTAAATCTATTATTGTTAATGGAGTAGCACAATATGAATTAATATTTGGTAAATCGCCAATTCGAGAACGAGAAATCTATATTAGTTCATTAACTTATAAACAGGCGAACGTCATATTTAAGATGAGTAAGTCCCAGTTAAATCAATTGAAGAAAAAATCGGGGTATTTCAAGAAAAATATCAGAATCATATCGACTGAGATAGAGCATATACCATCTGAATCAACAATCATGGCACTTGCTAACAACCCTGATGCAGTAGATGGTACAAACCCTAGCGTGGCCATATTAGATGAGTTTGCTGGTATGCCAGATACAGAAATGTATTCACGATTAAAAACCGGGATGTCTCAACAAGAAAATCCATTAACTTTAATCGTTAGTACAGCTGGTGATGATCTGACAAACCCAATGTACGCTGAAGAATATCAATATATTAAAAAGTTACTTAATGAAGAAATTGAGGATGACAACTATTTTGTATACTGTGCCGAAATGGATTCTGAGGAAGAGATATCTGACGAAGACAAATGGATAAAAGCAATGCCTTTACTCGAAAATGATAAAAAACGAGCTGTGATTCTTAAAAACATAAAAGCTGATATTAAAGAGCAAGAAGAAAAAGGTAAGATGACCAGCATAAAGATAAAAAACTTTAATATGTGGCAAGCAGCAAGCGATAAGGAAGATTCATTTGTAAAGGTTAATGACTGGAATAGCAATTCAATAGATGCTCCTGAATTGATGAATACGGATTGTTGGATAGGAGTAGATTTATCGAGATTGCATGATATAAGTGCAGTAACACCTATACATGCTATAGATGATAACAAAATGTATATTACTACTCATGGATTCTTTGGGTATGAAGGCAGTTTTGAACTGAAAATGAAGCGGGATAAAATAAATTATCAGAAATTCATTGATGAGGGTTATGGTACTTTGACTAATTTAGAAAGTGGTTTAATTAATTACGAACAGATAACTGATTATATAATTGATTATCAACGAAGATATAAATTAAATGTTAAAGGTATCTACTATGACAGGAACTTAGCTAGCATGTGGCTGATTGATATGGAAAAAAGAGCTTCTCAGTTTAAGTTGATTGAGGTATCGCAGTCGATGATGGGTTTGTCTGAGACAATAAAGCAATTTAGATATGATGTGATTGAACAGAAAGTAGTACATTCAGATAATCCACTACTTAATACATCTGTACATAATGCATTTGTTAAAGTGATTAACGATAACCTGCTTATTAACAAGAAGAAAGAACGTAATAAGATAGATCCTATTGTTGCTGGAATGAATGCTTATACGGATGCTCAATTTCATGAGTTTGCTAAACCAGGTATTAAAGAGAAGATTAAGAATGGAGGTTTTAGTTTTTGAAAATTATCGATAACTTATTGATGCAGCTTTTTAACTTTATACATGTCATTTTATTTTTGGGAGGCATCATCATCATATTGGTGAATGCTTTTTTTCATGACTTAATTGTTTTCTATTACTTGTTAGGAGCAGTGTTTGTCTTAGTGGCTTTACTCGTAGGAAGGAGGTAGACGATGAATTTTTTTAGAAGTTTGAATTTAACACCTACAAATTACGAGCCTGAAACAATAGAAAAAGATATGCGAGCTTTTATGAACGTCATTAAAAACGACGATGTAGAAGGTATAAATTTCAACGGTGTTAAAGCATTGAATAATTCAGATGTAGCAACAGCAATCAATATGATAGCTACAGATATTGCAGGGCTTAAAATAACAACTGTTGATGGTAGTGATGATGACTTATTAGAATTACTGAATATCAAACCTAATAAGTATATGACAGGGTATGCATTAAAATATTCAAGTATTTCTAACATGATTCTATGCGGTAATGCATATGTAGAAATCATAAGAAATGAGTTAGGTCGAGCAATAAGATTAGAATTTTTATCTAATGACAACGTTAAAGTCAAAATAGCGAAAGATGAAAACTATATTACTAGAATATTTTATGAAGTTAAAAGAAATAAGGGTGACGATTATAGAGAAGTATCGAGCGAAGATATGATGCACTTCAAAACATTATCGATAGATGGTATTGTTGGTCGTTCTCCTCTAAAATCATTAAATATTGATTTGAACATCGATAACTATAGTAAGAAATTACTTGATAACTTTTTTAAAAACGGGACTCACACCGGTGGCATATTAACAGCAAAAGGTGAAAGTCTTTCAAAAGAAGAAAAAGATATTGTTAGAGCAGAGTGGCAAAAACAGAATGCTGGATTAGGAAAGAGTTCACAAGTTATTGTGCTTGATGAAGATTTTGAATATAAGAAGTTAGAAGTGGATACTGAAATTATTAAACTAGTTAACAGCAACAATAATAGTAAGATAGCTGTTGCTCAGGTTTTAGGCATTCCACTTCATAAAATGGGACTATCAACGTCTAATATGGACTTGGCTCAACTCAATCAGGACTATCTTATAAGTACGCTTAAACAATATTTAGACATTATATTAAGTGAACTACATAAACTTGATAGCAACAAAACTATTAAGTTTGATTTTAATGTGGATGAATATAAGAACTTAGATCCTAAAGTACTCAATGAAACAGTTAAGACGCAGCACGAGCTAGGTTTAATCAGTGTTGACGAAGGACGAGAAAAGTTAGGATATAAACCACTTAATAATGATGTAGGTGACAAGCATATTACCAATCTTAACTTTGTTAACAGTAAGATTGTAGATGAATATCAGATGAATAAATCAAATTTGAAGGGAGGTGAGAATAATGACAACAGAGCTTAGGAGTATTGAAGGAAACCTGGAAGTAAAAGATGATGATCAAATGATTGTTGAAGGCTATGCGTTACGTTTTAATACTTGGAGCGAAGATTTAGGGAAATTTATTGAAACAATCTCACCTAATGCTTTAAAGAAGACAAAACTTGATGATGTAAGACTTTTATTTAATCATGACTGGAATCATGTGTTAGGCAGACAGTCTGCGGATACTCTTGATTTAGAAGTAGACGAGGTTGGATTAAGATTTAAAGCGAGACTACCTAATACTTCGTATGCAAAAGATATTTATGAGCAGATAAGAGCAGGTAACATTAATCAATGCAGTTTTCATTTTAATGCTGATAAAAAGAGCATCGATATGAAATACGACAATGAACGTGGCTTATATAAACGTACAATAAATTCGATTAATCAGATTAAAGAAATAAGCATCGTAAGTTTGCCAGCTTATAAGGAAACAGATGTAAGCGTGGCTTTAAGAAGTATCACAGAAATTGAAGAAAATGACAAAAAGCTCAAACTCTTAAAAATAGAGAATGAGCTTTTTAATTTATAGGAGGTTATTATGGATAAGTTAGAAAAGGAAACAAAATTAACTGAGCTTAATGACAAATTAAATATCAAAAGAACTGAAATTGAAGCGGCAATTGAAGAAGAAAATCTTACTTTAGCAGAAGAACTAATGGCGGATGCTAAAGCGATAAAAAAAGAAATTGAGGATCTGGAAAAATTAGAAGTACAGGACACAGCAGAAGAGAAAAATAAAGAAGAGAACGGAGTTAGAAGCATGACAAAAAGAAATGAAATCATTGAAGATGCAGATTTAAATACAGGTGAAGATGAAGTACGTGCAAACTTCCTGCACTACATTTCTACTGGAGAATTACGTGCTGAAGGTTTAAAGACCGATAGTAATGCAGTATTAATTCCGAAAGATATTGCTACTGAAGTAATTGACTATACTGATGATGTTTCAGCGTTATCTAACTTAGTTCAAGTTAAAGAAGTGAAGAATGGACAAGGTGAAATTGCTTTCTTCGATGGTAAGTCAGTATCACCGTTAACAGAAGTAGCTGAACTCGAACAAAATCCTATGGTCGGCATTCAACAGATTAAGAAAGTAGGATATAAGGCTAAAACTTATAGAGGGTACTACCCGGTATCTAAAGAATCAATCGAAGACGGTGTAGGAGCTTTAACTTTAGTTAAAGATGTATTACGTGAAGCTAAGAAAGCTACTGAAAACAAGTTGATTTTAGATGAATTGAATAAAAAGCAAGCAACAGAGGTCACTACGTTTGATGACGTTAAAAAGGCTCTGAATATTACGCTTGCTCCGAAATACAAAAAGCAAATTGTTGTTTCTCAGTCAGTATTCAATTGGTTAGATACCCTTAAAGATGGAAATAATCGTTACTTGTTACAGGATTCTATTTCTGCTCAATCAGGTAAACAAATCAATGGTATTCCTGTAGAGGTATTCGAGGATGAGATGATTGGCGAAACTACGATGTATGTTGGAGACATGAAGGGGGCAGTTGCTTTAATTGTTCGTTCTATTTATGAAGCACAATGGACGTCTTACATGCAGTTTGCTGAATGTTTAATGATTGCAGTACGTTTAGATTGTAAGAGCTTAAATCCTAATGCTGTCGTGAAGTTAAATGTAGCAGCAGCAAAATCAGAGTTATCATTATAGAGGAGTGAAGCATTATGAAGAAGTATAGAATTTTAGTAGATTTTACAGATAAGTATACTGGAGAAGAATATAAAGTTGGTAAAATTCACGAATTCTCAGATGAACGTGCTTTAGAAATTCTTTCATACAAAAAAGTTACTGCTATTGAAGTTGTAAAAACAAGAGCTAGAAAATCGCCTTCTAAGCAAGAAGTTGATAAAGATGAACCTTCAGAAGATTAAGCAGCATATGCGTGTCACATATAATTTTGATGATGATTTAATTCAAGATTATATGGACTGGGCTGAGGAAGAAATTAAGAATACTGTTTCTTCTTCTGACACGAGAGAAGAAGAATTCTTCGTTGATAACGCTACGTACGATCGTGCAGTAGCGTTTTTAGTTACTCATTTTTATGAAAATAGAAAACCGACTACTGAAAAACCTCAATATAATCTTATTTTTGGAGCTAAAAGCGCAATTATGAAACTCAAAATTCAATATGCACAGAAATTTGGTGATTTAGATGGATCCAGCAGAGATGACGGAGAAGATTAGGATTATTGAAGAAAAGACAAAGAATGTTAATGGTAAGCCTAAAAAGGAGAAACATACGTTGTACGAACTCTACGCAAAGTTTATAACGGCATGGGGTAAAGATTATCAGACAGCAGTAGGTACAAATACTCAGAATCATATCAAGATGAAATGTAGGCAGTTACCAACAGAAATTGATACAAATAAATTCACTATTGAACATAATGATAAGGAGTATCAAATCATTGAAGTATATCCTGACTACCAGGAACGTTCTTATATGATTATTGTTGCTAAGAGGATTGGTTCATGAGTGAATCTAAAGTAGAAGTTAGTGGTATTGAAGAAATTCTTGATAATCTTGAACGTCTTAATGTAGATGTTGAAAAACAAAGTAAAAAAGCTTTGTTAAATGCATCTAAAATAGTAGAAAAAGAACTTCAACGACAATCTCCATATGATTATGAAGGCAAAATTCACATGAAAGATCATGTTGTATCATCAAGAGTTAAAAGAAATAGAGAAACTGGTGATTTATATGTCAGCGTAGGTTATCCGAAGGGGATAAAGCATAGGGTTCATATTGTTGAATTCGGAACCATCAATCAAGCACCACAACATTTCATGAGTGACACTATAAAAAACACAGAGAAAGAAACTCTAAATGTTATTGCAAAAACTTTGAGGGAGGCATTATATTGAGTGAAATTTTTGAAAGAAATATATTAGAAGAGATTTATCAAGTATTATCTTCAAACGATAAACTAGCTCAGTTAGTGCCTCCTGAAAATATTTGGTTGCATTATATACCTGAAGATAAAAGAGACTTATCACCAGTTATTAGGATTAGTCAGACAGGATGGATGCCTTATGAATATGCTTCTAACGCACAAATGAATTATATTGCTGAATTTCAGATTGATGTGTGGATGCGACAAGAAGACGGAGAACCATTCCAGATAGGACAAATAATTCAATCGATTATGAAAGAAGAGAACTTTCAACAAAATACACCAAACTTCGGTTATGATCCTGATACTGAAATGTTGAGGGATGGTAGACGATATGTTGGATATATCTATATATAAAGGAGAATATAAATGGTAAACAATTTAAAAATTCCAGTAGGAACATCAAATTTAAGATTAGCAAAAATCACAAAAGACACAAAAGAAACGTTAACAATTGAAAAAGTCGATAAGGTTGCTGAAGATTATCTTCAAAAAATTAATGCGCAACCAGAATCAAGTTCTGAGCCAGTCTATGGTTCAAACAAAAAACTAGCGACAATTAACAGCAAGTCTGCTGGTAAAGGAACAATTGAGCTTGCAGCACTTCCGCCAAGCTTAGAAATGGCTATCCAAGGTGCGACAAAAGATGAACATGGCATTATAAAATTTACATCTAATGATGTATCTCATGAGTGGGCATTATCTTTTCAAATTGATTATCAAGATGGGACGTATGCGCTTGTTGGTCTAGGTAAAGTAGTATTCCAATTAATTGATGAAAGCTCTGAAACTAAAGAAGATAAAGCTAAAGCACAGCCTATTAAATTAGAATTTGAATCAATGGATAGAATTAATGATGATTTTTATAAGTTGAAAGTATATTCAGATGACGAGAGCTTTAAAGAAGCGGAATTCTATAAGCAATTATTTAAAGAAGAAGCAAGTTTATCGTTATAAAAATAAGGGGCCTGGGCCCCTTTTTATTTTGGTTAAATAAAATATAAATTAAATTAAGGATGGTATAGATATGGCTAAACAAATCGAATTAACAGTTGATTATGAAAAAGGAACGAAAAAAGTATTCAAGATGAAAGTATTAACCGGTTTACATACTATGAGAGCGATGCGACTTGGTGCAAAATTAGAAAAACTCAATGATAGTAAAGATAAAGAAGCGGTATTATCAGAAATTGATTTAATTGAAGAACTTTTGGATTTAATCACTGATGCATATAAAGAGCAATTTACTAAAGACGAAATGCTAGAGGGTATATCGCAATCAGATTTTTATGATGTACTACAAGAACAGCTTGCGATGATAGCTGCACCAGATATTCAAAGTAAAGATACAAAAGATTTTTTGGAAAAGAAGAAGAATTAGATAGTAGTGCTTTTTCTTATCAAAAACAGTATGAATTTTTATTAGAATTTTACGATTTTATGCTAAGTCGAGAAGATGGAAAACATTATAAAAAACATGAACTAGATCAACAAGACATCTATGAATTAATGGAACATGAATACAGAATTATGAATAAGAAAGAACAGGAGCAACGTCAAAAAGAATTACAAGAATTAGATGCTTGGTAATTTAGAAAAGAAAGGAGGTAAAACATGGCTATTGGTAGTACACCATTAGGAAGAATGGCAATCGAAGTAGATTTAGACAGTTCTAGTTTGAGAAAAAACACTACAAACATGAGAAACCTGATGAAGTCGGTCAATGAAGAGTTCAAAGCGAATATGAGTGCTGTGAAGCGTACTGGCTCTGAAATGGACATCTTAGCGACAAGAACGAATGGTCTTAGTAAAAAATATGAAGCTCAGAAAAAAGTCGTTGAAGAGATGACTAAAGCTTATGAGAAGGCGAATGAACAAGCCTCTTCTGATAAAGCTACACAAAAGCAAATTAAAGATGCTGAGGCTAAAAAGAAGGCTTTAAACAAGGAGATAGCTACCTTAAACGACTTAGGAGGTGCACTTCAAGACGCTCAGAGAGAGCAAGATGAATTAGCAGAGCATAATAAAAAGCTTGAGAGTACATTCTATAAATTGGATGAAGCTATGAAGGCCAACGGATCTAGACTAAAAAGCTTCGGGAGTATGACATCAGGTATTGGTAGAGACATGTTCACAAAACTAACTTTACCTATCCTTGGTGTTGGTGCAGCTGCTGTTAAATCTGCTGGTGACTATGATGCAGCAGAATCTCAATTTTCTCAAGTATTTGGAAAGATGGAAGGTACAGCATCTAAAAGTTTAGAGAAGATATCTAAAGAGACAGGATTATTACCGAACTCTTTAAGAGGTAGCTTCACTCAAATAGCAGCATTCGCTAAGACAACCGGAGCAGATGCAAAAACAGCACTTGATATTACAAGTCGAGCAACATTAGCAGCGGCAGATAGTGCAGCTTTCTATGATCGTAGTATCGAAGAGGTAACTGAAAGTCTACAGTCATATTTAAAAGGAAATTTTGAAAATGATGCAGCCTTAGGTATATCATCTACTGAAACAACACGTAATGCTCAAGCGAATAAACTATATAGTAAGTCATTTAAAGACCTAAATGAAGAGCAAAAACAGTTGACGTTACTAGCAATGGTTGAAGAAGGCAACAAACTTAGTGGAGCATTAGGGCAAGCAGCACGTGAGAGTGATCAATTAGGAACTCAGACAAGTAACTTAAAAACAATCATAAAAGATTTACTGAGTGAAATCGGAAAACCTATTCTTCCATTAGTGATTCAGGGGTTTAAATCTTTGACAGGTTCCATAAAACAGGGAATCGGTTGGTTCACCAAGTTAGAAGAAAGTAAAAAGATGATGGTGCTCGGTTTGGCTGGAATCGTTGCAGCTATACCACCTGTTCTAATAGGTATAGGATTGATGGCGCAAGGGTTAGGAGCAATAATGACTCTGGGGGCTCCATTAGCACTTACTGTCACTGCTGTAGTTGCAGGGTTAGCGTTACTAGCGATAGGCCTTACCAGAGCTTATAAAGATAGTGAAACTTTTAGAAATGTTGTTAATGGTGCTTTTGAGTCCGTAAAGAAAGGTGCCCAAACAGCTATAGGCACAATTAAAGGTCTATTTCAGATATTTAAGGGAGAGGGCACTCAAGGAGTCATGACCCTTAGTAAATTCTTGCCACCAGAATTAGTTGTTAGCCTTACTCAAAAAGTTGAAATCTTTAGGAATATAGTTCATGGAGCATTTAGTGCAGTAAGGAAAGGTGCTCAGATAACTATAGGAACAATTAAAGGTTTGTTTCAGTTATTTAAGGGCAATGATAAACAAGGCGTAATGACATTAAGCAAATTCCTACCTCCAGGACTAGTGGTTGGACTTACTAAGACAGTAGAAACTATTAAATCTACAGTTAAATCCATGGGAGGAGCTGTAGGTAGTGCTTTTAAATCAATAGGATCTATGCTTCTTAAGTTTTGGAAAGAAAATGGTGCTATGATTGTTCAAGCTCTTAAAAATGTAATGGCAATCGTTGTCCCTATACTTTCAGTACTAGGGAAAGTATTTAGTGTGACTTTTAAAGTTGCATTAGGCATTGCGAAAGTGGTGGTTGTTGGAACGTTTAATGCAATTGTTGGTGTTATCAAAGGGGCTATAAATGTTATCACTGGTGTTATCCAAGTATTTTCGGCTTTATTTACTGGGAATTGGAAGAAGCTGTTTGGTGGTTTATGGAAGATAACTAAAGGTGCTATACAAATTATCTGGAATGGTATCAATCTTTTATTTTACGGCCGTATATTAAAAGGTGGCCTAGCCTTTGCTAAAGGATTCACTAAGATCTTCCCGAAAATGTTTTCAGCTATTAAAAGTTACTTTAAGAATAGTATGAATTCTATTTTTGAAATAGTGGAGAAAATCTGGTCAAAAACAAATTCTCAAACAGCTAAAGTATGGAAAAATATCTTTGGTTTTTTAAAGAAAGTATTGAAGGATATATTCACTAATTTCAAACAAACGTTCACTAATTTATGGGAAAAAGTTAAGGATACATTTAATTTAATAGATGGATTTATACCTAGAAAAATGAAAAGTATTTATAAATCTTTTACCAAAAGTATGAGTGAAATGTGGAATGGTACTAAAGAATTCAGCAAAAAAATAATGAAGACATTGGATGATACCTTTGAAAAAATGGTAGATGGAGGTGCTGCATTACCGAAGCGAATAGGTGAAGGTATCAAAAACGGTGCAGGAAAAGCCGTTGATGGTGTAAAGCATCTTGGAAATAAGATGATTGATAAACTTGGTGGTGTTGTTAATGGTACTATCGGAGGAATCAATACTGTAACAGATAAGCTCGGTATCGGTAAGAAAGTTAAAGAGTGGAAAGTACCTAAATTCAGCACTGGTACTAAGAATGGTGCTTTAGCAAACAACAGCTTAATCACAGTTGGAGATAAAGGTAAAGGAAACTGGAAGGGCACTAGAGAGTTAGTTCAATTCCCGAATGGTCAAACACATTTATTCAATGATGAGACTACATTCCACGCACCAGCAGGAACTAAAGTATTCAGTAACTATGAGACTGAACACATGCTTGGTAATGCACCACTTAAGTTTTCTGAGGGTACAGGTGTTGGTGGATTCTTTAGCAACATGGGTAAAGGCATAGTTGATGGATTCGGAGACGTAATGGACTTTATCAAAGATCCTAAATCATTAGCTAAAAAGTTGATTGATGGTGTACTTAAGAGGACTGGATTTGGTGGACTTAGTAACTTTGCATTAGATATGGCTAAAGGCGGATTCAATCAAGTTAAAGAAGGTGTAATGTCATTCATTACAAGTGCTTTTGAAGAAACTTCGATGGGTGGAGATAATCCTTTTGCTAATTGGGCACAAAGTCGAGGGTGGACAGCTCATGGACATGCTGGTATTGACTATGCTGTAAAAGCAGGAACAAAGATACCTTCTCCAATATCAGGTGAAGTAATTCAGTCGTGGTTCTCACCTTATCAACCTTCTGGGGGTAATGAGGTTCAAGTATATGCTAATGGATTTACTCATATCTTTATGCACATGCTTAAACGTTTAGTTAAGAAAGGTGACAGAGTACGACAAGGACAGATTCTTGGTTTAGTCGGTAACACAGGTAACTCTTTTGGAGACCATCTGCATTGGCAAGTTAACAAAGGCAAAGGATATAGAGATAATCATCCTGACAGTATCAATCCTGAAGCTTGGGCTTCACAGTATGCTTCAAAAAGTGGTTCTAAAGGTGGTAATTGGTCAAGTACAGTTAAGCAAGCGCTAAAATTATCTGGACTACCAACCACTTCAGCTTATGTTAATGCATGGTTAAGTCAAATCCAATCTGAATCTGGTGGTAACGCTAGAGCAGTTCAACATGGATATGTGGATCAAAACACTGGTGGTAATGAGGCTAGAGGTTTAGTTCAAGTTATTCCTCCAACTTTCAATGCTTATAAACTAAAGGGCATGAATGACATCTACAATCCACTTCATAACTTAGTAGCTGGTATGAGATACGCTAAGTCACGATATGGTGGTTCTATGTTATCTGTAATCGGTCATGGCCATGGTTACAAGACAGGTGGCATTGTTAACGGTAAACAATTAGCGTGGCTTGATGAAGAGAATAAAGGTGAGGTTGTTATTCCTTTAAATCCTTCAAGACGTTCTGATGCTATGAAATTACTTGCTTACACAGCGATGAAGATAATGCCTAAAGAAAGAGGTGGCCAAGGTTATAGACCTAATATTCCCGATGTTAATATTGCATCAAACGATACAGAATCTAATATTGTAAAGATGCTTGCGCAAATTGTAAGAAATCAACAAGAGCAACTCGATAGAATAGAACAACAGACAGAAACAATAAGAAGCAAACAATATTCTATTGATAAATATGAACATGAGAAGCAAGTCGTAGATATAATTGAGAAATACGAGCGTACTAAATCAAGAATAAAAAGGTTTTAGGTGAAGATTATGAAGAGTATTAAAATTAATGATAAAAGCTTGCCATGGCTGTTTTTAGGAAGGGACTTCAATATCCCTTCTTTTTATTACGCAATTGAAACTGAAAAAGTAAATGGTAGGCCTGGCAGTATTCTGAAAAGTAAGTATCTTAATGAAGTTAAATTTGATTTGCCCTTAATTATTTTAAACAGTTATAGTTCTGCTGGTGGTGTTAAAACGAACGACAACATCATAAATGATTTAGTGAACTTCTTTAATCAAGACGAAAGCGTAAGGCTGCAAATTGAAGGTGAAGAATGGTATTGGAATGCTGTAATCCATGACGGCTTTGATATTCCTGAAACAAATAGATCAGCTATCAACCTTAAAGTGAGTGTTACTCTAACAGATCCATACAGATACGCTTTAAAAGGGAGTATGAATACAGCTATCTCAGATTAAGTATCAATCGTTAATACAGGTACAGCAGATACACCAATCATTATTGAAGCACGAGCATTAAAGAATAGTACAAACTTCATGATTGCCAAAGGTGTTAATGGAGAAGCAACCGATTATTTTATGGTCGGTCAACCTGAAGACGCTTATAAAGAAATTAAAGACACTGAACCATACTATTTTAGTGATGAGTTTAACACGTTAGACTTGAGAAATTGGAACTATGTGTCTAATGATACAACGTTCGGTACAGGTCGTGACGGTGGAGATGCTAGAGGTGGTCGATTCAGTCTATATTCTGACAAACAAAGTATATACGTAACAAATTGGGGTACGAACACTTCAACAAATTGGCATGGTGCAGGGTTACAGAAGTCTGTGAGTAAATCATTACAAGATTTTAGAATCCGATTTAAGCTAGTTATCAGAAATTATGCAGGGGTTGGCACAGGAAAGTCTTTCGCATACGTTAAAGATGAGAATGATCGTGTATTATTCAGCATTGGTTATGTCAACACGACAATGAATAAGAATGACAGTGAAATACTTGTATATGCTTATAATGAGCATGGTGAAGCTAGGAAGATATACAGCAAAGCAACACCATACAGCTTAAAGAATGCTAAAAATATTCACGTATTTATGTATCTTGAACGTAGAGGGCAAAACATCAAGATTACAACGTTCAAATATAACACCGATAAAGATAAAAGTCGTAAGAAACCATTAGATAATGACGTAAGAATTATTAAAGATAGAGGGAACTTCTATCAAAGACCTGCAAGAATAATGAACATCTACGCAGGTAAATCATCTAAGTCTGATAAGTTCATGGCAATCAATGTGTTAGGCTTTAGCGTTCAAGAATTATTACCACGACAAAGCGATGTAACACCTATTGTTATAAGAAAAGGTGATTTAGTTTATATCGATACGAAAGAACATATCGTAACTATAAACGATGATAACGTGCTGCATTTAAAAGATTTTGGATCGAATTATTTTAATGTTGAAAAAGGTGTATCCGAACTATTGATAAGTCCCGAAGCGACATTTGATACAACAGTCAAATGGACTGAACGCTATATATAGAAAGGAGGTGAAATATTGATACACGTATTAGACTTTGATAGCAACATCATCGATTTTATCAGTAATGATGATAATAACGTTATACGTGCTGAATATAAACGTGATGCAGACAGTGAATTGTTAGATATTATAATGCTAAGTCAACGTGCTGAACATTTTAAGAAACGTAATCGTGTCATCATTCAAGATAAGAATGGCATATATCGTGAATTTATTATCGTACGTGTTGAAGACGAGGGACAGTATGTAACGATTGAATGTAATGCGAGTTATTTACATGATATTGCTTCGGCTAAGCCTATTTTAGCAGGTAAATACGAGAATACTACTGTAAACGATAAGTTATCAGAAGTCCTTAAGGATACAGGTTGGACTGTTGGTGATTGCGACTTTGCAGGCATCAGGACAATGTCATGGACGAGTACTCAGACACCTTACGAGATGATTAAGTTGATTGAGACGAATCACAGTCTTAAGGCAAGCTATGAAATCATAATCAGTGATAATGAAGTCAGTGAACGTAAGGTAAATATGAGGGAGCCGGTAGCTTTATTTAAAGGTAAGGAAATTGTTTACGGTAAAGACTTGATCAGTATGAAACGTACTATCGACTTCTCAGAGGTTAAGACAGCATTACTTGCTCTAGGCCCCGAGAACGATAAGGGACAGCGTATAACAACCGTTGTTGTAGACGATGAAGCACAGGAACAGTTCAATCTACCTCAGCGTTATATCTGGGGTATCTATGAACCAGAATCAAACGAACAAAATATGACACTAGAAAGACTTACAACGTTAGCTACAACTGAATTAAATAAGCGTAAGAGTGCATCAATCAGTTATGAAATATCAGTAGCAGATATTGAAGAAGAGTATTCTCATGAAATCGTAAGATACGGAGATTTAGTTCGTATTAAGAATAGCGACTTCACACCATCGTTATATGCTGAATCAGAAGTGATTGGATTTACTCACGACTTAATCAGTGATGACTGCACATATACTTTTGGTCGTATTGTTGAGTATAAGGAAGATGATTTACTTAAGTACTTCAGAAGTAAACTCGACTATTTCAATCAGAAGTTAAACGATAATATCACAAATGTTAATACGATTGTGCAGGACACGTTAAACACTGAGTTACAGCATTATGAGAAGAAGATAATTAAAGGTGACACACCACCTGAGAATCCCGTTAATGACGTATTTTGGTTAGATACCTCTAATCCTAACGTGCCTATTCTTAAAAGGTATTGGGAGGGACAATGGATAAAAGCATCTGTAGATAACGCTGAGGATATTGGTGGTATCACACGAGAAAAAGCTTTATTCAGTGAGTTGAATAATACATTTATTAATCTCACAATCCAACATAGTAAGTTACTCAACGAAATGCATGAAGTGATGAACAGTGAGTATTTAGTTGATGAGGATATTAAAGCATCGTTAAACACTAATCTTGATAAGACTATCGCAGTGTTCGACGACATCAAGACTAATCTTGAAAGTATGACACCTGATACAGCGACCATTGGTAAGTTGATTGATACACAAACATTATTCTTAAAGTATCGAGAACAGTTGCAGGCACTATATAAAGTTGTAGAGCAAGCGAAGTTATCTATCGATGCAAGATTCAAGTTGTTACAGTCTCAATATACTGACGAGAAGTTTAATGAAGCTATGGAGAATGTAGCAAAGACTTTGCCGAATGGAAAATGGAACGCTGACACTAAAACCTTAACTTCTGATATACCTAATCAAGATAAACTAGACAGTATCGTTAATGATTTAAAACTATTCGTCAATAATCAAGATAACGCACTTGAAAATAAGATTGGTAAATCTGTAGATGCTAAGATAGTTGACACTAAGAATGAGTTCACAAGGCAGTTTACTGAGGTGGATAGTAAAGTTGATAAATTGAGCTTTGAGAATCGGAATTTATTATTAGATAGCCATTTCGACACAGGAAGCATAAATGGTTGGTCGAGCGTCTATGGTGTTCAAAGTGTTGAAAATAGCATTTTAACAAAGAGAGTAGACACTCTCTCTGGAGCAAATAGAATAGAAAAAGTTTTTGAAAATTTAACCGTTAATCAAGAATATACTTTTTCAATGTTTGCAAAAATCCCTGTAAACATTGAGTGGAGAGGATTTGCATTTGGTTACGTTAAAGGATTTTCAGATACTTTGGCTACAGATGAATTTAAAGTGTATTCAGTAACTTTTATTGCAACATCATCATCAGTTACGTTGAGAGGTTACGTACCCAATGCACCTATAGATTCGCTTATACAAATTGATTGGGTAAAACTTGAACTCGGCTCAAAAGCTACACCATATTCTATCGCACCTGAAGACATTGATAAATCTATTAATGATGTAAAAGTCAGAGTTGAAACAGTTGAAGGCGGTTTAACAGCTACTAATAAGAAGTTTGAAACTGTTTATAGTAAAACTGAAACGACTCAACTATTAGATACAGCACTTAAACCGATTACAACTAATGTTAATACTAATAAGAGTTCTATTGAACAGCTTGATAAAGAGATAAAGACTAAAGTTTCACAAGCTACTTATACAACAGATCAAGCGAATGTTGTAAAGAGATTAAATACTGCTGATACTGAAAGACAACAATTGTCTAATCAGATAGCAGATAGAGTTACTTTAACAGAATATTCAAGTGGTATTAAAAATGTTAAAGATTATACTGATGGAGCTGTAAATGGATTGGAAATTGGTGGTAGAAACCTAGTTTTAAACTCTAACAAAAACGTAGCTTCATCCACATATCTAGTAGACAGATATGAATTATCAGAAGACTGGACTACTGAAAAATATACAATAACAGTCTGGGGAACGATTAATTCAACTTCTCAAAAATTTGGTGTTTGGGCAGATAACGGTTCATTTCATCTAGCTTATTTAACACCTAATGCCACACGTGATGTTTGGACTGGAACATTTAACGGTCGAATTAGTACGAGTTCTCAGGTATATCCAAAAAGGACACTATCTCTTTACAACTTTCCACAAGCAACAGCCGGAGCTGCTAAGATAACTAAAGTTAAACTAGAAAAAGGAAATAAGCCTACAGACCACACACCAGCACCAGAAGACACAGACCAAAAACTTACTACGATGAAAACTGAAATTATTCAAGACGGTAAGAAAATCTCGCAAGAAGTATCGCAACAGATTTACAATGCAAGCAGTAAGACGTTGAATCAAACGTTATCTCAATACATCAACAGTATTTCTACAGGACATCAGTTTACTTATGATGAAAATGGTAATATATCGAGCTTTGGTATAGGTTCAAGTGGTATCAAATTAAATGCTAGGGTAATTGACATGAACGATGGAGACGTAACCATACAGAATGGTATTACTACTATCAAAGATGCTTATATTGATAAGTTATTTAGCAAGCAAGCGACTATTAATTATCTTGATGCTATTGGAATTACAGCTAGAACGCTACAAGCTAAAGATAAACAGGCTAGTGTAAATATTGAGAACGGATCAATCACAATGAATCGTGACAATGGAGCTAGAATGGATATCGGATTAGATGGTATTCAAAGCTTTAACGCTGGTGGTTCATTGCGATTTAGTTTAACACCTACATTAGTAACGACTTCAGCAGTAGGAACTTCTGTTAGTAACGTGTATTTAGGTGCAGCACCTACAGGTGAAGCCCGAGTTGTTGATATGAATGGCATACCAGGCGATGGTGCTATCGGAAGTTATTCTTATAGACCACTGAGAACACTAGCGATTAAATTCCCTTTAAAAGCTAATGGTTATATAGGAATAGATGGTAGCGAACTAAGGATAATGTCAGATGGTTTGGTAGAAGGTGGGTATAAAAGTGTTCGTGCTGATAAAGGATATTTCTCTACAGTTGATGCAAACAATGAAATTAGTGGTGCTCACTTCTATATCAGACCGAAACGTGGTGGGGAACTTCGAGCAACTTATAACGATGGTGGAGAAACTTCTTATGCTAACTTTCGTTCAGACGGTATCTATGCACCATGGATTGATTATAACGGGCATATACCAGGATCACACTTTTATATTAGACCAGCGTATGGGGGAGAAGTACGTTTAACGGCTACTGGTACAACAAACAATTGGGCTAACCTGCGTTCTGATGGTATTTATGCACCATGGATTGATTTTAATGGTCAAATAAGTGGTTCACATTTATACATTAGACCAGGCTCTGGTGGGGAAGTTAAGTTCACTAGAACAGGAACAACAGACGTTTGGGCTAACATTCGATTTGGTAGTTGGAACGCTATGTCACACGAAAAATACAAAAATAGTATTCAAAAGTGGGACTATAATGTATTAGATATTTATAGAAATGAATTAGTCTTACATTCATATAAAGTAAATTCTGAAGCAGAAACATTATATGATAGAATTCACCATGGTATTGTACTTAGAGAAAATCCTAACTTAGACCAATTCCCAGTAGAATGGAGAAATGGAAATGGTTTTGATGGAAATGAAGTCTTATGGTGGAACACGAAAGCAACCCAAGAATTGGCTTTTGAGAATGTAGATTTAAAAAATGATGTTACAATCTTGAAAAAAGATGATGCAATATTACAAAGCAAGTTAGATAGTTTAGAAAACAGATTAAAAATATTGGAGGATAAGTTAAATGGATAATAATAAAAACCCACAGCGTAATTTGGAAAAAGAAGTAGCTTTACTACAACAACAGCTTATGATGGCGGTATCGGATAAAGTGATGTTACAAGCAATGTTAGACGATGCTTTAGAAGAATTAGATCAAATTAAAAACGGTAATCAAGAAGTTGCAGAATAATCTGTAGCTTCTTTTTTATAAATAAAAAACAGGAGGTCATTTAAAATGACAGAAAAAATTCAAGAGTTTTATTTAGTAGAAAAAAATATCGACGGACAAGAAAGTGCTTTAACACGTAACTACTCAAACGGATTTGTATCAGGTGCTACACCAAACTCAGCGTTTAAGTTTAAAGAAGAAGAACAAGCAAAACAATTCTGTAAAGTTCAAAATATGTTAGCAAGTATCTTCGATAATGGAACTAAGACATTCTATGTGAAACAGGATATTACACGTACAAAGTACACAGAAGATGGTCAAGAAGTACAAATTGATACAGATTTAGAATCTTAACATTATACCCTACCTTTAAATAGGTAGGTTTTATTTTATTTTTGAAAGTGTGGCAAAAGACAATGGAAAACATGGAAAATCGAGTCAGCACATTAGAGAAACACAACACTCATGTAGACTCAGAACTTAAAAGACTTGAAAGTAAGATTACTTCTGAGAATGAGAAAACTGAAAATAAATTAATGGCTAGACTCAATGAAGTACAAGAAGACATCAAAGATATGATTAAAGAAAGCAAAATTGAAAGTAGAGGAGACTCACAAAGAGTTGCTGACGGTTTGGATCGTATGAACAAACAACTCAATGATAACATCATCAATCAGACTAGGATTGAGACTAAAGTTGAAACGTTCACAAGCAACGTTGATAAGCTTAATGACAAATATGATGAAGATAAAAAATATACAAAAAATACTTTAATAGGCTTAGTCATATCAGTAATTCTATTGGTGCTAGGTACTATAGCAAAAGGTATTCACTTTGGCATGATATTACCATTTTAAAAAAAAGGAGAGAGAAAGCATGGATAAAATGACAATGATAAGAACAATCATATTAGTATATTCACTAATAAACTCAATCTTAGTAATGCTTGGATTCAATCCAATTCCGTTCACTGAAGATGAAGTAGGAACAGCTATCACATTAGTATTAACAGTTGGTGCTACATTGTGGAGCTGGTGGAAGAACAACAACTTTACTCATGAAGCTAAAGAAGCTCAGAAGCATTTATTAAAAATGAAACATCACGCTAAAAAAGGTAGTGGTGCTGGTAAAGGAATCATTGATACACAAATAAATAACAATCATGAAGGCACTCTTTAAAGAGTGTCTTTTTATTTTGAAGAAAAGGAGATATGTTTTATGAGAACAAAGCAAGAAGCTATTAAATGGATCAACAATTCAATAGGTAAACAATACGATTTTGATGGATATTTTGGTTTTCAATGTGTCGATTACAGTAACGCTTATTGGAATTACGTTACAGGGGGTAGACTTGCTGGTGAAGGTGCAAAAGATTTACCATTTTGGAATGATTTTAAAGGTGTAGCAACAGTCTACAAAAACACACCTTCATTCTTAGCTCAAGGTGGAGATATAGTAGTGTGGGGATCAACTTTTGGCAATGGATTCGGTCACACTGGTGTAGTAATTGATGCTAATTCAAACTATATTGTAGTAGTTGAACAGAATTGGCTACTCGGTGGTTGGACTCAAGGTGATGCAAGAGGTGGCACTGGCTGGGAAAAAGCAACAAAGCGTATTCATGACTATCACTATGACATGTGGTTTATCAGACCTAAGTTTAAAAATCCAATTAAAGCATCAGTGTCAAATATGGTTAAGAAAGCTACAAGTGTTACTAAAAAGAAAGCACCAGCAAAAACAACAAAAAATAAACGTATTAAAGTATGGTCAAAAACTCCTCATTATAAAGGAGTCATCAAGTACAATGCTTCTTTAAGACAACGTTCTGGATCAAACTTTGATAATTTCAACTTCAACAAAGAAATTGGAATAGTGTATCAAGGTGAAACTGTATATATCTTTGAAGAAATTCAAGATGAGCAAGGTAACATCTGGTGTAGAACATACTCACCAAGTAACAACGGTTGGGTGCACAAACATACAATTAAATAACCTTAAATTAAAAAAGTGGTGTTTTTTGAATTAAGCCCTGCATTCTATTATGAGTGCAGGGCTTTTTTATTTCGGTCATATACCCGAATATTTTAAAATTCGGTTAAATAGTCGAACTTATAAAAATGACAATAAATTCACTTTTAAAAAATTTTGGTCACTTTGTGGTCAATATTCTAATGAAAATCAAGCAATGGTATAAAGAAAGTGACGGACTCCATCTCCGTTATGAGGAACAAGGCGAACGCCTTGTTCTTATTTTTATGTTTCTATTCATCCAATAGCTAAAGATACAGGCAAACATATTATTGTTTATAAAATTTTTGTTATATTAATGCATGTTAAGGGTTTATTTACACCTTTTTAATATTGCATTCACAAAATTAAAGTGCTATATTATATAAGTAATCTTTTTGAGGTATTATTTATTATTATCGCGGGATGGAGCAGTCTGGTAGCTCGTCGGGCTCATAACCCGAAGGTCGGTGGTTCAAATCCGCCTCCCGCAATTATTAGTGGTCCCGTGGTGTAGCGGTTAACATGCCTGCCTGTCACGCAGGAGATCGCGGGTTCGATTCCCGTCGGGACCGCCATGTTTGGCTCAGTAGCTCAGTCGGTAGAGCAAAGGATTGAAAATCCTTGTGTCGGCGGTTCGATTCCGTCCTGAGCCATATTTTAATTTTATTATGCAAGGCGATTGTGGCGAAGTGGTTAACGCATCGGATTGTGGTTCCGACATTCGTGGGTTCGATTCCCATCAGTCGCCCCATTGTTAAGCGGGTGTAGTTAAATGGTATAACCTCAGCCTTCCAAGCTGATGTTGTCGGTTCGATTCCGATCACCCGCTCCATTAATCCACAGTAGCTCAGTGGTAGAGCTATCGGCTGTTAACCGATCGGTCGTAGGTTCGAGTCCTACCTGTGGAGCCAGGCCCCTTGGTCAAGCGGTTAAGACACCGCCCTTTCACGGCGGTAACACGGGTTCGAATCCCGTAGGGGTCATATAATCAGAAGTGAAATATCGCTTCTGATTTTTTTATTAGGAAGGTTGTCCGAGCTGGCCGAAGGAGCACGCCTGGAAAGTGTGTAAACGCTAACCGCGTTTCAAGGGTTCGAATCCCTTACCTTCCGCTAACAGAGATTCTTTTGCGAAAGAATCTCTTTTTTACTGCAATTATTTAATGCGTATTGTATTTAATCTATGTATAATTTATGAATAAACTAAGGATAAAAGGTGGGCGTCATGCAAGATAAATTATCGACACGAAAGGTTCTTGCGAATCTTACATATCCGGTACGATATGAAAGGTTTTCCAAAATCTTTAAACGAATTAGAAAGTCTGAACGTAGGTTCTTTATCAAATTACTTAAAGTAATATGTAAGGATATAAAGAATAAAGAGCTGATCTACTTTGCTTCTTATAGTCAGATCAACTTAAATCAGTCAGGATTGATTCTGTTGCTTAATGACAGAATCGTGCTCATTCATAGCAAACCAAAATCAAAGCGTAAGTATTATGATGTTATTCCGTATCATAATGTGGTAGATGTAGATTTCGAAAAGCAGGAGGATGATTTTGGTAACTTATTCTTAAAGATCAGTCGTGAGCATTTAAGTGACAAGACTTATACCATTCGTATGATTAAGAATGATGACTTGCCTGAAATGACACAATTTATTAGAATAAAAATATCAGAAAACTAA